TCAGTTGTTGTTGACCGCCTCACGCCGCGAGGATAGCGCCGTCGCGTCGAAATTCGCCACCACCAGCTCGCTGACCTGCTTCGCCGCCCCTGCTCCGACCGTATAGGTCACCGGCAGCTGCACCTGGTGGAACGGCCCGAACACCTCGCGAGCGCCCGGCGTGTCGTTGATCGACAGCAGGAACTTGCCCTTGATGCCGGCGAGCTGGTCGGCCAGCGCCGAGAAGTCGGCCCGGCCGAACACGTCCTGACCGTAATCGTCCTCGCATCCCCAGTACGGCGGATCGAGATAGAACAGCATGCCCTCGCGGTCATAGCGGCGGATGAACTCGGCGTAGCCCAGCTGCTCGATCACCACGCCGGCCAGGCGCTCGTGGATGTCGGCCAGCATCGGCTCCAGCTTGGTGACGTTGAACCGGGCACCTTGCGTCCGATCGACACCGAAGTGCCGCCCGTTCACCTTGCCCCCGAACGCCAGGCGCTGGAGGTAGAGGAACCGCGCCGCGCGTTCCAGGTCGGTCAGCGTCTCGGGCGCTTGTGCCTTCAGCCGCTCGAACTCGTTGCGGCTCGCCACGCGAAAGCGCAGCATGTCGATGAAATAGGGGTAGTGCCGCTGCAGCACGCGGAAGAACGTCGCGACGTCGCCCGACACGTCGTTGATGATCTCGACCTTCGGCCGCGACCGCCGGCGCAGGAAGATGCCGCCCATGCCGACGAAGGGCTCGGCATAGCCGTCGTGGTCGACCTGGGCGATGATCGCGGTCAGCCGGGACGCAAGATTGCGCTTGCCGCCGATGTAACCGGCTGCGGGTGCTACGGGACGTACGTTTGTTGGATACACGGGTAAAAAGCTCGCCTTATGGGATTCGCGCCCGGCGACATGCCGGGTGCGGGACGGCCGATGGCCGTTGGTCGTGGCGAGCTGGATCTCGTCGGTTTGCCGGGCTGCCACCCGGCTCCCCCGCTCGGCCGAAGCCGAGCTGGAAATGCTATGCGGCCGCGGCGGTCACGCGCTCCCGGAAGGTGACGACGGCGCTGCCCAGCCAGTCGTTCACCTCGCGGAATGACACCTGCAGCGGCTCGATCTCCAAATCGAAGAACATGTCGGCCGCCTGCAGCGGATTGCCAAAGCCGCTCGATCCCTGCGCCGGGACGATGCCGAGCACCTGGGGGGGCGTGCGGTGGGCGGCCAGCATGTCCTGGGCGGTCACGTTCTTGATGCCCAGGAACTCGTCCTTCGCGCCCACCTCGGCGATCGGCATGATCTTGATGCTGCCTTCCTTGCCGTTGGGCGCATGCACGAACAGGTTCCGGAAATTGCCCGGTCCCTTCGACTGCTTGAGCGCGGTCTTCAGCGCATCAGTGTCCTTGGTGTCTATCTCGCCGGTCGCGTACAGGATGAAGCCCGCGTGCGAGCCGTTGAGGTAGTAGCGGCGCCGGAACAGCGTCGCCGCCTCGTTGAGCAGCGCCGACTGCAGCGCGCTCAGATATTCCGGCACGCCGTACAGCTCCTGGTTGATGTCGGGTTGCTGGATCTGCAGCACCTCGCCGGGCTCCCAGCGCTCGGCCTCGCGCGCGTTCGGCACCCACCAGAACACGTCGGGCTCCAGACCGCGACGCACGTACTTTGCGCGCACGTGCTCTAGCCGGATCGTGCCACCGAGGCGGCTCTTCCGGCGCACGAAATAGCAGTTCCCGAAGATGAGGAAGTCGAGCGCGGCGGCGGTGAAGTCCTTGGCGGACAGCAGCGCTGAGGGCTCGAAATACTTGACCAGCAGGTTGCGCTTCAGCTGGATCGCGGAGCTGTGGTGCGGGCTCGCCCGATAGGCACGCGCCAGGCCGTCCAGCGGCACCGGCGGCTCGTACCAGCGGCCGTTGTGCAACGTCTCGAGCATGTCGAGGATCGTGCGCCGGTCGAGCACCGGCTCCGGCTCCCCGAAGCTGAAGGCGTCGATCGCGCGCCCGTTGTCGTTCGCCACCAGCGCGCCGGCCGCCGCCTGCGCTGCCTCGCCACGCGACATCGCCCGCACCTTGCTCCGCTTCGTCATTCGAAGATCTCCATCGAGCCCTTGGGCTTCTCTTTGCCGTCCAGCGGCTCGTTCATGAGGATGTGCATGGTCGCCCAGGCGATGTCGGCGTGACCGTCCTCGCCACCGCGCCCTGCCTTGAAGGTGACGTTGCGCCCGCTGGTGGTCGCGGTTTTCTTGATCGAGATGAACGACGACACGACGTCGAGGTGCGAGCTGTCGAACGCCAGGCGTCCGCGGCGCACCACGTTCTGCGCCTTCATCACCATGCCCGCCTTCACCTCGAGCGAATATTCGATCTTCGTAACGCCCTTGATGCCGCTGTCAGGCTTGGCGAGCAGCTGGTAGACGCCGGCCCCCACGCCGGTCGCGTCGATGCCCAGGTACGTGCAGCTGTACCGGGACAGCATGCCCTTGATGAACTCAGCCTGCTGCTCGAAGTCGAGCCCGCGCAGCTGGTGCCGCTCGAGGATCCGAAACGTGCCGCCGGATACCGTCGGCGGCGCCGCGATCACCAGTGCGGCATTGTCGCCGGTCTCGCTGTTCTGCGGATCATAGCCGGCCCAGACCGACCGGTTGCCATAAGGCCGCGCCGCCTCGGGGTCGAAGTCGGTCCACTGGACCAGGCTATCGCAGCCGAGCTTGACCAGGTCGTTGAACTTGAAGGCGGACAGGCTGTCGTCGACGAACACGCACCCGAACAGGTTGGCGAACTCGTCGTCGGCATATTCGTCGCGCAGCTCGTCGAGGTCGACCAGGTCGAAGCCGCCGTCGATCGCGTCCTGCACGGTCACGATCTGGCGCCAGACCTTGTCCTCGCACAGCCGGCCGTCCTTCAGCGCGGCATGGCCGACGTCGATCTCGATCCGGTCTTCCTTCTTGCGCCGGCGGTTGCGCCGCTCGCCCGTCCAATAGGGATACGCCGGATGCGCGATGGTCGACGGCGTCGAGAAGTACGTCTTCCGCCAGCGCTTTTGCGTCGCCATGCCGGAGGCGACCTTGTTCAGCTCCTCGAAGCCGTGGACCCAGAAGAACTCGTCGAAATAGAAGTTGCCCGAGCGGCCCTGCGCGGTGCGGAAGTTGGTGCCCAGGAAGTGCAACTCCGCCGCCGCCTCCCCTTCCGGCCGCAGCTCGCTCGTGATGAGCATCGGGTCGCCCTTCAGGTCGACACCGGCCTGCTTGGCAAAGGCGATGATGTAATTGCGGAACTGGTGCGCCTGCGCCTTCGACGCCGACAGGAAGATCTGGTTCCGCCCGCTCTCGATCGCGTCCATCAGCGCTTCGAAGGCAAAGTAATAGGTCGCGCCGATCTGGCGCGACTTCAGGATCATGCGGGTACGGCGGGACAAGTTCTCCCACCACGTCTCCTGATAGCCGTACAGCTGATCGAGGAAAATCTCGCGCAGCTTTTCCGCCTGGTCGACGGTGAAGTGGTTGGGCTTCTTCTTGGGCTTGCGCTCGCCGGCGTTCCGGTTGGCGACCTTGTCGTTGAGGTCACCCTCGTGCCCGCCCGGCGCCTCGTACCGGCGCACCTTCGCCAGGGCGGCAACCTGCCGGCCGAGCAGGTCGATTTCCTTGTAATCCTCGCCGGTCTTCTTCTGCTTGGCGACCAGCGCCATCCAGCGCGTCTCGAGGCAGTCCTCAAGCTTCGTGATCGACGCCGCCGTGTCCCACGCGCCGCGCCGGCGCCAGCTCTCCACCGTGGGGCGGGGCTGGCCCAGCTCCTCGGCGATCTGCGTCACGCCCCACCCGCGCCAATACAGGCTGCGGGCCTGGCGTTCAGGCGGGACGGCGTTGGGATCGGCGAGAATGGACATGGCGGGCGCGACCTTGCCGCGCGCATCGCCACCCGATCACCCGCCCGCTCTTGTGGAGACGCTCTCCACAAATCCGCTCACTTGAGAAGCGCGGCGCCTTTCGGCCTGTCTGGAGCTCTGAAAAGCCGGCGGTCAGTCCGGCAGCACCGAACGACCCCACGAGGACCGCACCGCCATGGGCACCAAGAGCAAGTCATTCCGCGCTTTCGTCGCGGGTCAGACCATCAGCGATGGACGTGAGATCACGCCGGAGATGATCGACCAGATCGTCGAGACCTTCCACGTGGAAACCTACACGCCCGGCATCAACATCGAGCACATCTCCGGCTTCAGCCCCGAGCCGCCGTTCAACCGCTATGGCGATGTCATCGCCGTCAGCTCGCAGATCGACGACATCACGATCGACGGGAAGGTCGAGAAGCGGAAGGCACTCTACATGCAGGTCGACGCGCACGATGCGCTCGTCGAGCTGTCGAAGAAGGGCCAAAAGCCGTTCCCCTCTGTCGAGCTGACGCCCAGCTACAGCGGTTGCGGTAAGGTAGGCTTGGTCGCCGTTGCTTTCACGGACAATCCCGCCAGCATCGCCACGCAGAAGCTGAAGTTCTCGCGCTCCTCGCCCGACACGATGTTTTCGCACGGCACGGAAGGCGTGGCCATCACCTTCGAGGCCAAGCCTTCTGACGCTGCTGGTATCTCGGATGCGATCAAGGCAGGCTTCGCCAGCGTCGCCGCCATGTTCAGCCGCGGCGAGCCCGAAAAGCCGGGGGTCGTGGAAGAGCCCAAGACGCCCGCGAACGACAACTTCTCGGCCGCGATTTCTGCGCTTGGAGCGCAGGTGGCTACGACGGTGGCCGACGCGCTCAAGCCGGTCACCGACGCGCAGACGGCATTTGATGCCCGCTTCACCAAGCTCGAGGAGCAGCTCGCGAGCACCGAGGCGCCCGGCACCTTCAGCCGCAAGCCTGCCACCGGCGCCGGCACCGCGATCGTCACCGACTGCTGATCCCGCCGCACCCTCGCCCCTAGCCAGCCACGCCTTCCGGAGCCGCACCCATGCGCAACACCACCCGCCTCGCCTTCAACTCCTATGTCAGCCAGATCGCGCTCCTCTCCAGCGTCCCTTCGGCCGCCGAGAAGTTCACCGTCGCGCCTTCGGTCGCGCAGAAGCTCGAGGAAAAGACCCAGGCATCGAGCGAGTTCCTGTCGAAGATCAACTTCGTCACCGTCGCCGAGCAGGAGGGCGAGAAGGTCGGCGTCGGCATCACCAGCTCGATCGCAGGCCGCACCGACACCTCGAAGGGTGAGCGGCAGCCGATCGATCCCACCGGCCTGACCGCGACCCGCTATCGCTGCGAACAGACCAACTTCGACACGGCGATTTCCTACGCCAAGCTCGACGCCTGGGCGCACAAGCCCGAGTTCCAGACCATTGTGCGCGACGCCATCACCAAGCGTCAGGGCCTCGACCGCATGATCATCGGTTGGCACGGCACCCATGTCGCCAAGCAGACCGACCGGGACGCGTACCCGCTCCTGCAGGACGTCAACAAGGGCTGGATCCAGCACACCCGCGAGGAAGCACCCGCACGCATCATGAGCGATGGCGAGCACAGCGGTGACGCGGATGCGCCGGGCCACAAGCCGGCGATCCACGTGTCGGCCAAGGGCACCGCGGATTACGTCAACCTCGACGCGCTGGTGTTCGACGCGCTGCAGCTGCTCGACGAACAGCACCGCCGCCGCACCGACCTGGTCGTGTTCGTCTCGGACGAGCTGGTGCACGACAAGAAGTTCGCGCTGGTGAACGCCGCCGGCGACACCGCGACCGAGCAGCTCGCCCGCGACGTCCTGCTGCTCCAGGACAAAATCGGTGGCAAGCTGGCGGCAGTGGTGCCGAACTTCCCGGCCGGCACCGTCGTCATCACCACTTACAAAAACCTGTCGATCTACAACCAGGACGGCACCCGCCGCCGGGCGCTGATCGACAATCCCAAGCGCGACCAGGTCGAGAACTTCGAAAGCGTCAACGAGGCGTACGTCGTCGAGGATTACGCCCTGATCGCCATTGCCGAGAACATCGTCATGGAGCCGGTGGCCGAAGCTGACGCCGGCGCGGACGCCTGACGCCGTCTCCCCGAAGTTGCCTGCCGTCTCCTAGGAACCCGCAATGAGCCTCGCTCGCAAGCACCAGGCACGTGCCCTGGCCATGCAAACCGCTGCGGCCGTTCCCTCGAGCGGCGGGCATGCCCCCGCGCGGTCGACCGCTCCCCTTCCGGTCGACCGCGCGGCTACCACCATGGCTCGCCAGATCGGGCTGCGCCTGACGCACGATCTGCGCCGGCTCAAAGAGATCAAGTCGGTCGCCGACAAGATCGCGGCCAAGCGCGAGATGCTGCCGGAATATGCCGCCTGGGTCGAAGGGCTGCTCGCGGGCTCGGCCGAGGCACGCGCCGGGATCTCGGGCGAGGTGCTGCCCACCGTCATGATCTGGCGCATCGACGTCGGCGACTATGCCGGCGCGCTGTCACTCGCCGAGCATGTGCTGCGCCACCGCGTGGCACTGCCGACCCGCTACGAGCGCGATGCGCCGACCCTGATCGTCGAAGAGATCGCCGAGGCCGCCATCAAGGCGCAGGCCGCCGGCGAGCCATTCGACCTGGCCGTGCTCGAGCAGGTCGAGGCGCTGGTCGAGGGCATCGACATGTACGACCAGGTCCGTGCCAAGCTGATGAAGGCGATCGGCTGCGAACTGGACCGCACTGCGCGGCACCCGGCGAACGCCGACATCTACACGCTGGCGCTGCAGCAGCGCGCGCTGGCCGCGCTCGAGGCAGCTCAGAAGCTCAACGACCGCGTCGGCGTGAAAACCACCATTCGCACCATCAAGAAGGCGCTGGCGGCAGCCGCGCCGCAACCCGATCCCGCCGGCACCACCGGCTAACCAGCTCGCCCCCGGCGCTCGGGGACGGATCGCAAGACGCGGGAGGGCCTTCGGGCTGAGGGCCGCGCTCCTCCGATCCCCACCCCCGAAAACATTGGAGATCAACGGCCCATGAGCGGCTTCAGCTTCAACGGCGTAAGCGCCACCGATGCGGCCCCGGAGGTCGTGACCAACGATGACTGGTTTCCGGACGTCGATCCGGCCGGGGTCAAGAACGAGCAGCGGATCCCCGACAGCATCACGGGGCCGCGGCTGCGCGCCGCGATCGTCGCCGCCATCATCACCGTCGGTAACGAGCTGGCCGATTGGCAGGCGCGCCAGCAGGCGGCCGGCTATGCCAGCCTTGCCCAGGTGCCTGCGCCCAAGATCGACGGCCAGACCCGCCATGTGCTGCTCTACCAGCGCGCGGTAGCCGCCTACGCCAAGGCAGACCTGGTCGAGCGCTATCGCGACGTCGACTTCACCGGCGCGGGCCAGCGCGATGCCGACGCGGTGCAGCCGTCGATCGGCGAGCTGCGCCGCGATGCCATTCATGCCGTGCGCGACATCCTCGGCCGCTCGCGCACCGACGTCGAGCTGATCTGATGGCCGACACGCTCCACGCGCAGCAGGGCGATACGCTCGACCTGTTGCTGCACCGCGACTGCGGCCTCGGCCCCGAAGCGATCGACACCGTTCTCGCCGCGAACCCCGGCCTCGCCGCTCTCGGCCCGGTGCTGCCGGTCGGCACGCCCGTGCTGGTGCCGGATTCCGCGGTCGCCGCGCCCGCAACCGTCAAACTCCTCCAGCTGTGGGACTGACCACATGAAGATCCCGCACGAATGGCTCGAGATCGCGCAAACGTTCGTCGTCGGCCTGGCGCCTGGCGCGATCGGTTCGGCCGTCGGTTTGGCGCATGAGAAGGGGCTCAGCTGGGCGGAGCGCTTCACCCAGCTCGCAGCCGGCACGGTTGTGTCGTTCTTCGTCACCCGCGCGCTCGGCGCCGCAGTCGATCTCAATCCCTTCGTCCTGCAGGGCATCGGCTTCACCGCTGGGATGATCGCCTACAAGTCGACCCCGCGCTTCATTGCCGCCGCGGCCGACGTCGCCGGCGGCCTGCCCGCGGCGCTCCGCGACCGCTTCCTCCCCGCCCGAAAGGACCCGAAGTGAGCGACACCGCCACCCGTGCGCCCGCGCGCCTGACCCGCACCATTGCCGTGATCGGCCTTGCCGCCACCGCGATCGTTGCGCCGTTCGTCTCCAGCTGGGAGAGCGGCGGCAAAGAGCACCTCGTCGCCTATCGCGACATCGTGGGCGTCTGGACGATCTGCGATGGCGACACGGCCAACGTGAAGCCGGAAATGGTCGAGACGCCGGCGGGGTGCGGAATCCGCTACGATCGCCAGCTTGCGGCACATGCCGCACCGGTGCTCGCCTGTACGCCGGGGCTCAAGGGCCACCCCAACCAGCTCGCGGCTGCCATCTCGCTCGCCTACAACATCGGCACCGACGGCTATTGCGGATCCACCGTCGCGCGCCGCTTCAACGCCGGCGACTGGTCGGGCGCGTGCGACGCCTTCCTGATGTGGAACAAGGCTGGCGGCCGCGTGGTGCGCGGGCTCACCAACCGCCGCCGTGCTGAGCGCGACCTCTGTCGAAAGGATCTGCCGTGAGTAAGCTGTTCGCCGCGATCGGCGCGGCGCGTGAGTGGCTGACGTTGCTCGCCGTCAGCGCCGTGGCCGCCTGGATCTATGTGCAGTACGCGGAAACCCGCGCCGAGCGGGACGCCCTGGTGCAATGGGCTGAGGTCACCTGCGCCGGCGCCGGCGCCCCGTTCGAAGGCTCGGCCGAGGATCGCGTCGACAGCAATGGCAAGGCGGTGAAGGTCACCTTCGAACGCGGCCAACGCTGCCGAACCGCGGTCACCACTGCAGTGGCCTTCAAGGGGCGATCCGACCAGGAGACCGCCCAGCTGCTCGCCGATGCCATGCGCGCGCGCGAGACCAAGGCCGCCAACGACTCTGCCCTTGCCCGTACCGCCGCGGAGGCCGCGCGCGACGCCGCCCTGCGCATGGAGAACGCCGATGCTGAAGCTTCCGCCACGAACCGCGTCGATCGCCCTTGGTTTGCTGCTCTCAACGACGTTGCCGGGCTGCGCGCGCCGCGCCGTTGAGGTGCCGGTTGCGACGCCGGTGCCGGTTGCGGTCCCGGTGAAGGACACGCCGCCCGCCGATCTGCTCGCCTGCCCGGAAGCTCCGGCCGGCTTCCCGCTCGATGCCGAGGCGCAGATGCCAGACGGCGTCCGTGCGGCCGCAATCCGTCTCGCCCGTGCCTTTCGCGCACGTGGCGACCAGCTGGTGCGGCTGATCCGCTGGCACGATCCGGAGGCGTGCCGGTGAAAAAACCGCAGTCGCTGCGGCAGCACCTGCTCGCCAGCGTGCCCGCGCTCGCGGCCGATCCGACCAAGCTCGACCTGTTCGTCGACAAGGGGCGGCTCGTGTGCCGCGCCACCGCGTCGCTGTCGTTCGCCTATCGCTACAGCCTGAACATCGTCGCGCAGGACTATGCCGGCGACGTCAACGGGCTGATGGTGCCGTTGCTCGCGTGGATTGCAGTCAACGAGCCGGATCTGCTCGCCAAGGATCCGCACGAGCCCTTCACCTTCGAGACCGAGATCCTCGACGGCGACCGCGCCGACGTGTCGATCGAGCTTCAGCTGTCCGAGCGCGTGCGGATCCAGGGCGGTGCACTGATCTACGTTCCCGACGCGCCGGGCGAAGACAGCTTCGGGGTGGCCGCACGTCTGGCGCAGATCGCGCTCACCGACGTAGCGGTGCCCGAAACCTCGCTGGTGCCAGAGGCGTGAACCACGACCTCGAGGAGGTAGAGAAGCTGGCCGGCGCGCTTCTGCGCAGCCTTTCCGCTGCGGAGCGCCGTCGCGCGCTGCGCCGGGTTTCGCGTGCCTTGCAGAAGTCCCAGCGCGACCGCATCGCCCGCCAGAAGAACCCTGATGGCAGCGCGTTTGCGGAACGCAAGGAACGGCCCGAGCCCCGCCTGGGCAACCATGCGGTGAAGTTCCTATACCCCAAGGGCTCGAGCGAACCGCGCCTGGTCACCATGAAAAGCTGGGTACACGACGGCCCGCTGCTGACCGGCTTCGACATCGAGGCGGGCGGCATGCGCAGCTTCTTTTGGGACAAGGTCGACAGCTGGCTGCCGGTCTCTGCCGAGGAGCAGAACAAGGGAGCGGGCAAGCTCCGTCGCAACGGCCACATCCGCCGCAAGGCAATGTTCCGCAAGCTGCGCGGCCCCGACGTCCTGAAGGCCGGCTCGTCCGACACAGAAGCTTGGGTCGGATTTGCCGGGCAAGCGTCGCGCGTTGCAAGCATCCACCAGGAAGGCGGCATGGACCGGCCCTCGCTGAAGTCGAAGCCGGTTCGCTACGCCAGGCGCTCGATCCTCGGGGTGACGGAAGCAGATCGCACGCGAATCCTCGATCTGCTTTTCGAGCAGCTCGCCTCCGGCAGGTCGTGAACCCATAAACAACCGCTCCTAGATCGAGCGCTGAACGGCCGATTGTGGTGGGAAGCGGAATGGCCGGTTAGGGGCAAGCGTTGCATCAAAGCAGACGTCACAAACCGGTCCACGCGATATCCCCGCTCGTCCACACAAGCCGAGCGGAATCGTCCTCTTTCCAGTAGACGCTTACGAAAGCTGGGAACGCGGTAATCCCGTTCCCCCCTTGCTGCCGAAACGTAGCCACCCAAACGCTATTGTCTGGCGAACAGGCGCCGTCCAATGCAAACCCTTGGCGAACGAGCGACCTTCGAAGCACCACGGCTTGTGATCCCGGCGGAAAGTCTCGATTGAGCCTCTGGTTTATCTCTGGTGAATGGGACGCAGTGGCAGGTGTCGAGCCCTGCCCATCAGCCGGTCTGCATAAGAAATTGCTACCGCCGGTGGACGTGGCACCGACCGCAAATGCTGGAAGCGGGGGACTGACCGGTTCGCTACACGCACCTGTCGCGGCTAGAATCATGAAGCCCACGCAAGACATGAACCAACGTCGCATCCGGAGAGGATGACATCGAACGTTGACTGTCCGCAAGTGAGCGTTAGTCGCCGCCAGGCCCGGGGGGTATGAACAGGGTATCGAGTCAAGCTCGCCGCTCTCAACCCGCCGATCTCGGCCCTGCTGGCTGAGCCACGGCGGAGGGCCTGTCCGCCGCGTTGGGTCGGCAGCGGGGGCAGTGACCGTAAATGAGCGGAGTTGCGGCGCTTCAATCGACTAGAGTGCAGTTCTGACAGCCCCGGTCGAACAGCCAATAAGGCATGAAGTACGCGAAGTAGCGCCTTCCACATTCTCCGCAGTTCCAAACGGCGGTTATGATGATAAAGGCGGCATGCCCGATGCCTATAAGAAGGGCGCTCAAGATGATGAGCAATCCACTGAGCGCGGCGTGAGACTGCGCGAACAGGAGGATCAGAAATATCGACGCCATCGCGATGATCGGCACGACTGCGCCAGTTATAGTCAGAAGGAATCGCGCGCGCTCATGTGTCATGCCGAAGTGCATCCTGGCGAAGGCTCTTGGTCATAGGGTTCCGGATATCTGCTCGTCGGGGGCGGGAAGCGGTCATTCGCCATTGAAAAAATCGAACCCAGCCTGTCCTTGGCTGTCATCACTAGTGGCAGGAGCAAACGCGATGTGAAGCAGGGTGCCGGCGAAGCAAACCCCAAAGGCGAGAAGCGCCTCTAAGCTCTTGGATGCCCCAGTTAACAGGCAATAGACGATGAACAACCACGCCGGGTAGATGCCTGCAGCGGTCACCAGCTTGAGCCAAGCGGGCAAGGACTGCCACCAGCGTCCGTAGGCTTCGAGACGATCCAT